TTTTCACCAACTCGTGTAATTATACTATCAAGTTCGTGAAAATTCAAGTTCTGCATCTCGTCAACGATAATGATGCAGTTGTCCATGGTAGTACCACGGAGGAATGAAGTAGACCAGAAACGGATTGTCTCTTGTGCTTTGAGTGCTCCATAAAGCATTTCAAACTCATTATCATCCTGCATCTCAAACATGTACTTCACCATGTTCTTGTATGGGATTTGATAGAGAGAAGACTTATCTTCATGATCGCCAGGAAGAAAACCAATCTCGCGAGTTGCAACTAGAGAACGAACCACATACACCTTTTCATAAGGTGTGAATTGATCGAGAACATCTTTGAGAGCAAGGTAGAGTGCAATAAAAGTTTTACCTGTGCCTGCAGCACCATATGCAAAAAGATTCTTACCTGCTTTATATTCGTCAAAGAATTTTTGTTGGTTATCTGTCAATGGTTTGATGTTAACCATTGCATCAGAATTAATTGGTTTCTTTCTCTTCAGTTGTCGTGAGCTCATACTACCGATTCCACTAAGGGAATCACCTTTTCTTTTTTTAGCTGGCATACTTAGATCTTACGGATGTTAGAACCTGGGACTGATTTGACTTTGGATAGAACATCGTTCCATCCAGGATTCTTCTTGCGAAGTTTATCCTTCCATTCACCAACTTCACCAGAACCTGGGCAAGTAGATGGATCACTCCAATCTCTCTGCCAGTCAGGATTATCTTCGCACCACTGAGGCCAGTCGTGAACACTCATGCTCACATCTTTTTGTTCACCAGTCTCTTTATGGATTACAGGATATGTTGCCATAGTTACTATTTCAATGTGATATATTTAGACCCACTCAAGTGCTTCAGAGACAGTTGGAAACTGTTCAATGAATACCTTTTTACATGCCTCTGCAACTTGCATATGTTCTTTCTGTGTACCATGTGCAGATCTCAGAGTAATATAATGGATCCATGACCTGCATGATCCCGTCATGTAGATTCTGGTGGGCGTGCATAATGGGAGCACATTTCTTGCACACTCCTTTGCCACACCCCGATCAAGCATCTGTTGATAAAGTGCCATGCAAGAATCAAACAGAGTTTGCATCTGCAGTTCTAGATTTTGCACCAAGAAAGGATCAAGATCATCAATAGAGTTCTGACGATTCTTGTCATCTTGACGACGCATTTCAGGAAGAGGAATCTTCTCAAAACCTAGCAGAGAAGAATCTGCATAGCGTTGTGAAAACTCTTGAAATGTGAAGGACCTATGTCTCAAAATTTGAGCCGCAATTGCTCTTGTAGTTTCAATCTCAAGAGTCAATGTTGATTGTTCAAACACACTCCAATGATTATGTTTGATGCAGTAACGCAATAGACCAGCATACTTTTCGTTATCCTGGTTGTTAGGGTTGGAAACTCTGGCGATATACGCCATAGTTTGTTCTGCGTCAGGAGTAACGCTTACAAGTTTAACAGTCATAATTCAATCAGGGTAACCATCATCGTCTTCAAAGATTTCATCATAATCTTTTTTGGGAATTCTGTTGTATGCATCAATATCTGAATAGACTTCAGACTCCAGAGCAGCAACAAGAGATTTGAGATTCCGTACAATGAGTTTTAGTTTTTCTCTTTCCATTGATCATTTACGGTATCCCTATATTATAACATAAAAAAAGAGGGGTAACAACCCCTCTGTCATTTATTTACTTTCCAACTAAGTTTACTAAGTGATTTTAAACTGACCCACTTACCGTAATGTATACCACGATAAGTTAAAAACGCAAATGTTTTATCTGGGTCATGGATTTTAGGATCATATGCTGGAAGATCATAATACAATTTGATCTTCAGCATTTATTACCCCCTCTGCAAAAGAAGGAGTTCTCCATAAATCATACCAATGAATGCAACACAACCTAAGGATGCGAATCCTACTACTTGTAATGCTTCCATGGCGATCACTTAGCGTAGGTGCGACCGCGATAGCAGAAAGTGCCGTGAGACTCTTTTGCTGCTTTACGAACCTCACACTTTACACCACGATATGCGGTGTGAGTGATCTGTGCATCATGAAGTGCAGATGCCTTGTTGATCTGCTTCTTGATGAGATTGAGGGTGTTCATAAGTTTACTCCTGAAATACTAGGGATTTACGCCCCGTTCCTTCAGTCGTTTGCGTCCCAGTCGAACTCACATTCTGGCACAGATTCCTTTACGGTCTCTACTAACTCTACAACTATGTGTGGAGCTAGTTCTGATCTGTTTGTTTTGATTCCGATGATTAATGCATCAGCATCAGCACAAAGGAGACCAGAATATAAAAGTAGTTCTACCATGGGATGAACGCTCCGTTCCGCGACTTACTTGCGTCCTATGTATACACTCCGTTGCATTCACCTGGTACTTTTGATTTAAGGTAAGCGATTAGATTCAACTTCGACCGAAGGTCTAGATTGGGATCTGATCGGATTTCCGTAGATCTT